TCATGACATCACAATATGGCCCAACTAATAAAAAAGGCAGACCAGGTACTGGAGAAGTATTTGATCAACTTGCTTTTGAAAAAGCACCTGAAAACACCGGTGTAGCTGGAGCTAGAAGTAAATATGGTCCAAATCAAAAACCAGGAAAACCAGAACAATGGATTGAAATGGAAGGCGGCGTATCTATATATGGAGGAGAATAATGATTAAATTATTAGGCATTGCATCTAAATTAAAGAAAAAAATCCATGAAGCTGAATATATGGAATTTGACTATGAATATTATAAAGGCCAAATACAAGCAGCAATAGAAGCTGTATCAGCCGTTGAGGAAGAATTGATAAGAGAACTTGAAGGAAGATCAGAAGATCCTACATTTATGAATCAAACTGCTGCACAACAAGCAGAAAATCAAGCTAGACGATATATAATGGGTGCAGAAAAACAATTAGATGGTTTAGCTAAAATGTTAGATAGGTTAGAATCAAGAGGAGATTTATAATGAGAAAATATGAAAATGAATTATATAAGCTATTGAATGAAAAATATCTTGGAGAAGAAGAAGATAAAAAAATGACTAAAGAAGAAAGACGTTCTTTTTTAGAAGCAGTTGCTAATTTTCATAAGTTAGGAGAGATGATATATTCCAATGCTAGACTACAAGAGGTCACTACAACGTTGAAAAGTGTTATGGAACGTGCCGAAAAAATGACAATGCAAGAATCAGAACATTGGTTCGATAATGTTACAGTTTCTAGACATATGAAACAAATGAATGAAGCTATGAAGATATTTGAAAAGACTGCAGGCGAAATGAATGGATTACAACAAAGATTAGAATCTGCATATGAAGATATGGGTACTGTATTAAATCGTTATTATAAAATAAATGAAACTCTTAAAGAAACTGATGTTGATGAAGCATATACACAATCAGGATATGAAGAACGAGGACCTGCATTAGATGATACATTTCCTAAACCAGCTGGCAGATCTTTAAAGAAAAGACCATAATATATTTGGATTATTGAAAAATAATTTATATATTAATTATTAATTAAAAATAAGTTATATGAATAAAAGTCAAAAACACCATCAAAGTATATTACCAGGTGTTGGTGTAAAAGTTGTTAAAACAAAACGACATCCAGATGGCGATATTGAACTTGCACTACGTAAGTTTAAAAAAGAAGTTAAAGATTCAGGCAAGATACAAAATCTTAAAGATCGTAGACAATTCGTTTCAAAAAAAACAAAACAAAGAAAACAAAAAGAGAGAGCTCGTTATTTCCAACAGGTAGCCTCAAAAGAAATGCGTAATTCATGAAAAAAAATTCATTAATTCATGTAGGTTGTAGTGTAGGTGATAAAAATATTTGTAAATTAATTGAAGATAAAAAAATTACACTTGCAATATTTATTGATGCAAATTTAGAAGCTCTTAAGACATGTCGATCTTTTCATGAAGATTATTTTAAAGATAAAAATAATCAAACTCAATTTGAGTATATTCATTGTGCAATTTCTACTGTTGATACAAAAAAACATCCATATATAGATTTTCATATACCAATTGATAATAATACAAGTGAACACGGAAGTTTACGTGCAGAAATTATAGCAAATAATATTCAATCAGAAAAATATAAAACTATAAAAGTACAGAATATTAATATAACAGATATAATTAGATCTTATACACTAACAACAATTGATTATTTAATTCTAGATGTTGAAGGACATGATGAATATATTACTCAACAATTATTTACTGGAGGCTTTCTTGTTCCACTTATATCAGATACTAATCCTACTGGCATGGAACCACCAATTGTTGATATAAGAAATTTTCAATTTGAATTTTCACATTGGGGAGGATTTAATAAATACAATACAGAAAAATCTTGTACAGAAATAGGATATATTTTGTATGTTTGTGTTTCTAATGGATATACAGTTTTTAAATCATCTGCAGGTGATATTGTAATTACAAAAGATCCAATGACATCATTTTTTATCCCTGATGCTTATAAACATGGTAATGCACATGGCTGGGTTATGTAAATTTTAACTTTTTTACAAATTTTAGGTTGTTTTATAAATGTAGTCAATATATATTATTGTTAACGATACAGTATCCTAATATACTGTCACTCAACCAATCTATTAACGAGTTTTAAATAACTCATTCTATTAAGGTTCCTAATAACCTTATTTCCAAATTAAATAAGAGGAGAAAAACTATGGCAAAAAATGATTTGCTTAAAGAAGCGATTGCAGACGCAAAAGCGGTTAGAGAAACTGCACTCGCTAACGCAAAAATTGCATTAGAAGAAGCTTTTACGCCTAGAATCCAATCTATGTTATCAGCTAAACTTTCTGAAGATGAAGAAATGGAAGAAGCTGCAGAAGAGCCTACTGAAACCAATGGTAAAGGTATGGATGCTGCTGCAGGTGCTGACGTTAATGAAACTGAAGAAATGGAAGAAACTGAAGATATGGAAGAAGATATGGGCATGGACATGGAAGACGAAACACCAGATGCAACTGTTGAAGTTGAACCTATGGGCGAAACAGAAGATGACGGAATGGAAGAAGATCTTGAACTTGAAGCTATTTTAAGAGAGTTAGAAGAAGACGAAGATAAAATGGACGAAGGCGAAAAGGAAGATATGGATGAAGTTTCTGATTCATCTGACATCGGTAAAGGCGACAACAAAGTTGATGTAGCTTATGGTAAAGATCAAGATGATCCTGGAAAGGGTGATCTTATGAAAGGTGCTATCGGCGAAGGTGAAGAGAAAGACATGGACGAAGGTGAAAAAGATGATATGGATGAAGATATATCTTTAGATGAAATTATCAAAGCTTTACAAGAAGATGAAGATAAAGATGATATGAAAGAAACTGAAGATAAAGATGACATGAAAGAAACTAAAGATAAAGATCTTGAAGAGGCTTATAATGTTATTAAATTCTTGAAATCTAAAATCAACGAAGTTAATCTTTTAAATGCAAAATTATTATTCTCAAACAAATTGTTTAGAAACCATTCATTAAATGAATCACAGAAAATGAAAGTAATTGAAAACTTTGACAGAGCTCAATCATTGAGAGAAGTTAAATTAGTATTTGCTACATTATCTGAGTCATTTAAATTGACAGGCGGAAAAACAAAAAGAACAATCAAAGAAAGCTATGCTTCCAAAGCTAGTCGCTCAACTGCACCTAAAAAGGAAATTATTTCTGAAGGTAATGCATTAGCAGCTAGATGGAAGAAATTAGCTAATCTTTAAAATTAGAGGAGATTTAAAATGAATGTAAATTCACTATTACCTCAGGATGCTCAAGCTAACCAAAATGCTGTATCTTTAAAACTTGAAAAAAAGTGGGAAAGAACAGGTCTTTTAGAAGGTTTGAACAATGAGGTTGAAAGAAAAAGCATGGCAGTTCTTTTAGAGAACCAAGCTAAGCAATTAGTGACAGAAGCTAATTCAACAGGTACTGCAGCAAATTCAGAAGAATGGTCAGGGGTTGCCCTTCCATTAGTACGAAGAATATTTGCTGAGATAGCTGCTAAAGATTTTGTTTCTGTTCAACCAATGAATCTACCATCTGGACTTGTATTTTACCTAGACTTTAAATATAATAATAAGCAAGGTACTGCAGGAACAGCTGGCGGAAATGACTTTTTAACAGGTCAAGGCAGAAAAT